TTAAGCGGTTACGCTTTTCGTTGGTAAGTCTTGTCTAGCTCGACTAACAACTTAGCCATGTCAATGTCAGTAGGAACGATTTTAGCAGGTGTGCCACCTAAACCTAAAGCGGTTTTCACACTAGGTACATCAATCTCGTTACCCATGATTTTGACTTGCTTTCCTAAACCAGGAATATACTTAGAACCAGGATATGGTTTTGGCATGAGAATACCTCCTTATTTGTAATCAAGTATAAAATTCATATCCTGAATGGACAGCTCATATCATAGAAAAAGACCCACTAGGGGTCTATTTCTTAACTAACTGTAACAGATACTCTTCAGCAGTGAATACTTCAAAAGTGCTACCTAAAGCCTGCTCAATGTCATGTACAGCTATAGGTGGGATGTTGTTCTTAATCAAATGACCACTAGTACCATTAAAGTTCTGTAACAGAGTTCCGTCTATTGTGTGCCCTGCTTGGTTAGTGTCCTTATATTGAATGTGCTCAGTAACTAAATATGTAGCACCAAACCCACCATTCTCAACAATAATACTACCAGCCTCAATCCTTACATCAGATGGCGCAACTTCAGGTTTAACTACTTGCATATCATCCACTCCTCAATTAGTATCGTCCAGCAATTATTAATTTCCTTTATATGGAAAAAGTCTCATACCAAAAGAAAAAGCACTCCTAAGAGCGCTTTTGTCTTTTCTTTGCTACTAAGTCTAGCATATATTCTTCCGTTGTGTACAGTGTGAAGTCACTACCTAGAGTACATTCAATATCTCCATAGGTCAGCATTTCGCAAGGTTCAGAATAGTTCCTAGCTATAGAGTAATAACTATCTCCAGCCAGACTCATCAGATATGGGGTATCTTGGTCATCAGGATTTACTGCTAACAGGTATACTCGTTCAGATTCATTATCAACTATAATAGTTCCAACCCTCTCTGGTAGAGGGGTAGCTCGTTCTATTTTCTTTACAACTGGGATTCTTATTTCCATTTTGTCTCATCTCCTTTTACTGGTTTCCAGTCTCCTTTATTGTCTATAATCATCATGACTGGTTTCTTGCTCTCATCATTATAGAAGTCCTCTGCGAAGTATGCAGCCACTACCATCAAGATAGACCCAAAGCAGTAACCCCACCCTCCTTGAGTGAATAGGTAGATTGCTCCACCCATCATACCAAGAATGGTAAATAACAGTGTTAGCCTGGCTATTAACATTATCCTTCCACCCTTTCTGTCTTAGAACGTAGATACTTCTCCACTTCAGCCCACGTATTTACTAATTTCTCCTGCAACTCCATAGGCAATTCACGGATACCTACATCATGAGTAGTCAGTGCAGAACGGTAACGCCTAGCTTCACCGAATAATCGGTAAGATTCGTCAATATTCTTACTATGCTGCTGTATCTTGATAAACCCCTCTAAACTGTCCACCTGTACAGGTGGCTTTGGGTTTGTGTCATGATAGTATTGTGCTTCCATGTGAGATGAAAACTTTAGGGTAATGCCTATCATCTGGAAAGCATTATTTGGGTCTACATGAAACTTCTCACTTAGAAAGGGCTTCATGCTCCTGTCACCTCACTAACTCGAATCTCAACCCAACCCTTATAAGAGTTGTTACAATCTTCCTCAGTATGATATACCACCCGAACAACCCGATAGGTCTTTTCCTCTCCAGTTCCTTCTCGACTAAATTTCTTATAAGTTAATAGCTCACCTTCTCTTGGTACGAAGGCTAGAGGATTAGTCCAATCATAGTGCTTATTATTATCCCTTGTAGACCTGTGCCTTCTCTCCCCATCACTATGCTTGTTCAGTAGCTCTCCATCGACAGTAACCAATTCCATTGGCATTGTTCTCATTACCATCCACTCCTATCTTTTTAGTACTAATATAAATCCAACCACCATCATACCGCTCCAAGGTAGTGCAAGAATCATGAGGTAGTAGTTCCCAAGTATAGCCGCTAAACACATCCCCAGCAACCCAACCAGTATACCAACTGTTGCCAGGAATGTAGAAGGGTAGGCTAAATCCTCATTCTTCAGCACATACAGAGCGAAGATACAGTTAATAATGATAACTAAAGTTATAACTGCCATGTTGTCTGTGAAGTATGTCATACCTATGCAGATAGTTAACATTAGGGCAAATATTACTTGTCCAATCTTCATGTTATTCTCCTTTCTTCTTAACACACATATCGTAGCTAAGTTCGATGTCTTTCATAGTCTGTTCCTTGCCTTGCTCAATACCTGCCTTAACGCCTTTCTCATAACCTTTATCATAGAGGGAATCCAAGAGTGCCCATGTTCCTGTACTAGCAAGTATGCAACATATTACCCCAGCAAATGCAGACCAGAAAGCTTGTTTATTCATCCCCTACACCCCTTCTCTTCTTATGGACTTGCTTAGTCAGTGCTAGACTGCCACAAATGCCCAGTATCTCATGGTCAGGCATCTCTTCACACTTACGAATGAAATAGTTAAGGTCAAAGTCGGCATTTAGTAGCACTGGGGTACCTTTGCCTTGCTCTACGGGTTGCCCATGCTCGAACTTCTCACCTTTAATGAATACCCCTTCATGCTCTCTAGAGTACACTAATTCATGACCATCCATCTTCACGGTAATATTACCATACATTAGAGCTTCTAACACCTTTACGGCTTTTTTCATGCTTCTTCCTCCTTCTTTTAGCTTTAATCCACTTGTACCCATCATAACATAGTAGAGCAACCACAATTAGTACACATAGTAGAATTATTGTTATGGAACCTATGGTTAGAATACTATTCACTCTTCTTTTCCTCCTTCTCTACCATAGACTGTGCCTGACGCACATACATTTCCATGTCACTAGCCCAGTAGTGTCTTCTTTGAGTACGGACTGCATGTTCGATTGCCACAAGACCTTTTAATACTGCTACTCTAAACTCTTTCTCTGTCATATTCCTAACCTCCCTCGGTTTACTAGGCTTTCTGTCCTCACCATTATCCCCAACATTACCAAAGAATGGCATCATAATCCTACTCACCTTTCATCAATCCTTTGCACTTAGCAGGTTGTACTAAATCAGGAGTAATATAACCATCATCAGTTATTAAGTATCTGCAAGTTGTTTCCTTGTCTTCTAGCTTAATTGTTCTGTATGGGGACTCCTCATATTGACCAATAGGTTTAAATCCTTGTGGGGTCTCCTTATACTCAGGAGGTTTAGGTGGGTCACAAGCCCCCAGTACCATTACACAACCTACCAACAACAATGTCTTCTTCATACATCAATCACACCTTTCTTAATGATTTCCGTGCTCTCTACTACATAATAGCTTGTCTCTGCTGTACTACGACGAGTAAACTTCATTTCCATACCAGATTCAGTACCTTTAACATGTACTGTTATCATGCCATCACGTCTATCTGACACATCCAGTACCTCGAACATCTCCCACTTTCTTAGCTTAATTAAGGGTATCCCAAACAGTTTAACCCACTTTCTTTCACCAGTAGTGCAGAACATGAAATACCCTGGTTTTAAGTGCCAATACAGGCAAGGGTGTGCACCCTTATACTTACTCATTATTTTTCCTCCTTACGACATAGTCCATAGTATTGTGCAGATAATTATGATTGAGAGTATCATGCACACTTCCTCTAGCAGACCTTCTGGTTTGTCATGCTTCATCGTCTCCCCCTCCCTTCACATTAAAAGAAGGAGAGAACCAAAAGTCCTCTCCCTCGTATCATTTGGGTCTGATTGTTAGTACTACGTTCTCTAAAGCTCTAAAGTGGTCGCTACTGCCACCTTCCACACAGGTGTCTAAGCAACAATCCCCCTCTAGAACGTGCTTGCCATGAGCACTAACCAGCTTAAAGCTGACTGTCTCAGCTTGCATAAAGCAGTCCATTACTGGAGTAGGGACGACCATTCTCTTAATCTTCAGGTTGCAAGTACCTCTGTATAGGGACGTTATCTGTGTCTCTATCTGGTGAGGAACTGCCACACCTGCTATCCATAGGTGAGTCTCTGGTGTTATCTCCGTGTCCACTCTGAATTCTGTCATGAATGATAAGTCTACTTCTTGATTAGCCATTATATATTCATCTCCAAATAAGTTTTTTGCCAAGGTCTTAGATAAGGCACAATACGGAATCGTGCTTGTCGTAGATGAACCTTATCACCATCACGTTCTACAGAGGTCGCAGCACAGTACTCCGTAAAGCCTTGGTGTAGGGTGTATGGAGTCATACCCACACCATGTGTATGGTGTATAAGGGCAAAGTGTAATTTGTCCTTTAGCTTATCATAGATATCAGCAGGTAGGGTAATGTAGTGAGTGAAGATATCCCAACTATCCCCATTGACTCTTTCCATGTAGAAAGGCTTGCCCAGTACTAAATCCTTCTTTTGTGCATGTGGTATATCTACTCCATCAATTGTTAGTGTGGTTATTTCCATTAGAGTGCCTCCTCTATTCTAAATACAGCTTTACTCAGATGAATACTACCCTCTGTGGGATTGTGGCTACTCTCACAATTGATACGTCTAAGCATTCCTTGTGTAGTAATAGCCCCAGTAGTAGCTCCAAAGTTATAGTGTCGAATTAGCTTAAATGGTAATCCCTCTGCCTGTCTCTCATAGATGTAGGTAGGGATGGTTATATGGTCATTAAATACCTTAGCCCCACCATCTCCTACAAATTGTACATGAAATACCTTGCCACTTATCAGCATCTCTTCAGCTACGTGGGGAATGTCTAACCCATCAATCGTTAGTACACTGTGAGTTACGTGCATTACTCCACCACCCAACTAGGGTTTACTCTAAGGGTAACTCCACCTATAGTATCCATGTGGTCTAGTGTGTGCCTTGAGTAGTAGCTAACAGAAGCTAACTTACCGCTAAATGCTCTGTTTGCTATGGAAGAGACTCCTCTACTGCCCTCGGTGACCACTTTCTTAGTATGTGTAGCAGCTATCTTCGCCTTACTTCCTTGTAACTGTTTCCAGTCTTCTTCAGGCAATGTCATAGACTTGACATGGATGATAGCCCCTCCATTTGGTGCCATTTCCAGCCTTAATCCCTCGTGGTCTATCTCCACATCATTAATGTGAAGTGTACTCTTGTCAGTAACAGTAATTCCCATATTAACTCCTCCTAATATAAATGTAATGTAAATGATACGTTGTTCAAAACCAACATATCTAGGTCTACCCATTTCTCAGTGTAGCTACTAATGGCTATTCTACCTTCAAACCTAGAAAAGTGCTTCTCAGGTTCTTCACCAGCATAAGGTGAAGGCTCATATCCCATGTCTACGTCTAGGCATCCATCAGCCCATACGTGATTAGTCAGTACTCCCATAAGCTCCTTTGGAAAGTACAATCGGTATACTTGGAAATACACTGTCTTATTACGCACTTGAATCTTCATGTCTCCAGGTATAACTATCGGAATGATTATACCGTTGATGTATAGGGTGTGCTCTGGTGGTTGAATCGTATGCATGTTCTCTTCCCTCCTTACTAAAAAGAATGCAAAAGAAAAAAGTTTTCTTTTATACGAAAAAGGAGGTGACGTACTTTTTTATAGGGGAGAAATAAGGGGGTGGGGGTTGTAGAAAAGGGGTAGGGGGTGTATTTGGGGAGTGTCGGGGGGATATGGGAAGAACAGGGGGAGATAGGGGATTGCAAAAGTTTAGATGTGGCGTGTAGAGTGGTCGGGTTGGGGCTGGTGTGAGACTCCAAAAGGAAACGGGACTCCTACCTACGCCAAAAAAGAAAACTTTAGGGGGTGGGGGGTTTGGTAATAGGGGGGTGGTGCCTACCCACCCCGTACCTCTGGATTCACTGGCTTCACTCCAGCACTAGGGTGTAGCCAGCTGTCATCTCTTATTGTCTTGCCATCCTTAGTCTTGATTAACCCCTCTTTGCCCTCATGCTTATGCACAGGCTTAACACTCTTGAACTGTCTCAGTTTATCACTCATCCTGGTAATCCCCTTCCTCCTCGCATTAACATAACCTGTTCATATGTGGATAGACCAGACATACTTGGTAGTTCGTCATCCTCATCAATGCCGTCTAAGTCCTCTAAGTCTTCATAGTTTAAATCCTCTTGCCCTGTGTCAGCTAGGTAGTCATCAACCTTGTTATCACGTATATTCTCTTGGTGCGCCTTGCCATCAAGGTTGATATGCTTCTCAGCTTCCCATGAGGACTTACTAGTGAGCATGAATGCCTTGCCTAAGTGGGCTTCACCCTTGAGGTCATGGAAGTTATGAGGTGTTAGGTCATACCTGTAACCGTCATCCAGTTCAGCAAACTCCCAAGCATGCTCTAGCTCATCAACACTGTCATACCCACAGGCGTTCATTACTTTATTCGCATCCCAGCCGTTATTCTCTATGAAGCTCCATAGCTCTGTCCTAGCATTCTCTAGCTCGTAGGAGTCAGCAAAGTCAAAGCCTTTACTCTTGTCAGCCCAGGCATAAGCACCTATGGTAATGTTAGCATATATGCTTATCTTCACTTTGTTTCCCTTGGATATATGCTTCCACATTTGCTCAGTACGCTCATATAGGTTGCCTGCAATACCTATGTTCTGGTAGTCATCCTCCACATCCAGCAGTTCATTATGAACAAGTAGTGTGCCATCCCAGTCACGCCCAACCTTACGTATGACACGACCAGCACTGAAGCCATCCTTAGATTTAAGCTTTAGAGTCATATTCCAGTCCACATGGTATCTACCCTTCCCAAAGTCAGACACATCAGGTATGACTGATTCTATATGAGCGGTATACTTGCCATCAGGAGAGCTGAACACATGCTCTATAGCAGAAGGAGATAGGTCACCAAACACATCCTTAGCTGACGCTATAGCAGCGTCTAGGCTACTGTTAAGCCCATGCTTTGTTGCACTCTCGTGTTGGTCATGCAGGTTGCGGTACGTGTCTTTGTCTTGTAACATGTCAGCTACTGTATCCTCGTCCATGTTCTCTAACTCATCAAAATCTATATGCTTGGTGATTGCTTCCTTTTTGTTCTTCCCTTTCATCTCTTTCTCTGTTGCTTCCCTACGCCACTCCCACATATTAGCAATCTTCTCATCATGGTCATACTCACGTGGGTTGTAGTCCTCTGGTGTGCCATATGCAGGCTTCTCATCCTTAGGCTCTATCACATGCTCTAGTTTTGGCTCTTCTTTAGGTTGCTCTAGCTCTTGCTTATCTGGGTCTGGCTCCATACTCTTAACAGCATTGTACTGTGGGCTGTCCTCACCATATGTCATCTTGGTTAGCTCTTTGGCTCTCTCCATATCAGCACCATTCATGCCCATAGTAGCCCAACCAATGTCCATTGTAGAGCCTTCATCAAGCGTCTGTAAGAATGAGCTAGGCAGTTGTTCTGTTAGCTCACCCATACGCTCAGCTTCTAACTCTGTATGCCCAGCATCATTAATCATAGCAGTATGCTGGAAAAAGTCACCATCATGGATAGCTAAGTACCTGTTAGCACCATGCTTGATGTGGTTATCTATGAACTGTCCACCCATAGCTGACTCCTTAGTCTCAGGTAGATACACTGGTTGCTTGCTATGCAACTTGTCTTTCAGTGCTCTCTCACTATGAATCCCTTGTGCAGCTAGTGATTGCTTATACTGTGGGTGCTCATTGATACCATGTCTCATTGCCTCTTTCAAGTGGTCTTCATTATGAATTGCCCTCATACCGTGACCAGTACTGGCATCCCATGGATTCACCCATTGCATACGGAAGAACGTCTTACCATTCTTCCCCTTAACCATTACACGCTTACGTGTCAGCTTACCAGTGTTGAGTGTGTGCATCCCTTTGCTTATGTTTATATACAGTTCCATATCATCACATCCTATCGTATCCAAATGTTCCACCACCAGAAGGCATGAAGTCATAATCAAGGTTAGTACTAGGCTCATGTAGAGCAAGTATTCTGTCAAGAGCTATATACGCATATGTCAATGAACAAGCCAAGTGGTCATCCCCTACACGTGTTACCCTTTCATACACTTCTCCATCTTCCTCTTCCATTATGGTTCTCACGTTCTTTAAATGTTTAGTCAACATATCCAGCTTCTCACACTGACCAAACATACCTATCGACCTTGCTTTCAGGTTGTATAGAGTACGCTTCATCTTAGTAGTCTTGTCAACCCTTACACGTCTACCTTTGTCATTCCATGCATCCACAAGAGGTATTGAAGTCCTTGGTGTATCCCAGTCACACGCATATACCCTACCAGGGAACTGTTGCATTAAGTAACTGTTACGGTCAGCACCAAAACCATTATCGGCAACAATAACATCAGGGTCAAATGGCTTGAGTAAGGCTGTGAATATGTTAACGCTCTCTAGAGGTTTGTTAGGGTTATCAGCTACCCAATGCAGGTCTAGTAGGTCTACACGGTTGTCATGAGTAAGCCCTAGCACTACCATCCAGTTGAAGTAACCCCAGTCTACTCCAGCTACAATCTTCTGATACTTTGAATAATCCCTGTAACCTATTGGCTCCTCATACTTCTTACATGCAAGTATGTCTTGGTCAGTGATAAGCAAGCCTTCAGACGCATAAGGTATACCAATAACGTAGTTATAGAACAATTGCTTAATCTTATACTGGAATTGGTTACGCATTATCTCATCAGCGTTAATCCATACAGCATCTAACTGACTGATGTGGTAGCCACGTATCTCATGCACATCTGGGTGCTTTGCTACATACTCACCTTGATGCCAACGATTAAGGGCTTGCTTACACTTACTACAGATGAACATGAACGTTCCATCCTGTATCTGTTCCCTTACTATATCAATACCATTCTCCTTGACCTGTAGTATGTTATCCTCAACAGTAAGAAATTGCCAATGCCCACACTTCTCACACTTGTGATGATAAAAGCGCTGGTCACTCTTCTGGAATAGTAAATCCACCCCACGACCAGGTATAGTAGGGGTACTCCAACGTCTCATTAGACCATAAGCAGATGACTTCATAGACTCACGGAAGGCTAGCTCTACTCCATCTTTCATACGGTCATACTCATCTAGACCTAACATATCAATATCGGTACCCTCACCTAGTGCGCTTCCCCATGCTGAACGTAGGAACAACACCGACTGATTAGTAAGCTTTTTAAGACGAACGTTGTTCATCTTAGGGTCAAGACGACTAGACAAGTAAGCTGATTCAGTGAAGATAGGTGTTATACGAGTGTTACTAAAATCCTCCATTTGCTCTTTACGTGGGAACGTATACATGGCTTTGGTATTTGGATGAGTATCCAAGAACCATGTGAACTCTGTGATAGCCATCTCTGACAGACCTAACTGACGGGACTTACGTACTACCTTATCAGGATGCTGGTCATTAAGGATGTCTATCTGCCAAGGTCTATGTTTGATTGCATTCTTCGTACTATGGAATGTAAGGGGGTTTCCCTTGATGAATCTATGTCTTAATGCGTATAGAGATGGTGTCTTGTTTATCAGCATCTCTTGCAGTTGAGCTTTACTTATTTGCATCTTTCTCCCTCCTTAATAGATAAAGGGGGTCTACACCCCCTTCTTAGCCACCGACATATCGGCATCGTCATTAGCCTTGTTAAGCTCCTTCATCATATCAGCAAGTAAGCCACTGATAGCAGGGTCTTCAAGGTCAATAAGTTCAGCCACCTTATTAATCTTAACCTCATCTAGGTCACTAAGCTGTTCAGTACGCTCAGTCACATCACCCATAAGAAGTAGGTCTAGCTTAATAATCTCAGCTAACTCTTTAGCGTTCCTAATCCCTTCTACCTTGCCTTGAGCCAAGTCTTCAAAATAGGTATCAATCAGGTTTCTGACTGTCATCCTATGCTCTTGCTTAGACTCCTCTACACTCTCAGGTAAGGTAGCTTTGCGGAAGGACGCTGATAAGCTTGATACCAGTGTTGGACGTTTCATGGTATCCCTCCTTTCTTTGAAAAAATACAAAAAAGACGTGTATCAATGATACACGCCTGTTATACCAGTTATTCTATTAGTCTCCATCTTCCTCATCATCTTCTTCAGTATGCCCTAGCCAGAACATGCCTAGCTCCATGTCATCATCATACTCTACATCTAAATCCCCAAAGCCTGGTACAGAGTAAATGCCTGTTGGCTCAAGCCCTACCATCTCTAAGGTCTCTGGGTTGAACTTAACCATATCAGGGTCTACACCCTCTTTCACCTGATAGTCACGTACAGCCAACAACAATTGCTCGTTCATCTGTTTAATAGCTAGGTCTGGGTCTGTCTTATTGAGGTGATTACGAACAGCCTTATCATTAGCTTCCTTAGTACTCTTACCAAGGAAGTCATCCATATACATTACCTGTACGTCTGGGTTATTCTTCAACAAGCCTGTTAGGAAGTCTCCAGTTGGAGTACCATCTCCACCACTAGCTTCAAACAATGTACAAAGTTCTGGGTCATCGTAGTCCACTGGGATATTCTTAGCCTTCATCTCCTCGAATACATCAATGAACTTACACACCTTTTCATGTATGCAATCCTTACAACTCTCTAACGTATAGCCTGCCATTGTATCTCCTCCTAGTTCGTTTTAGATTTACGGAATAGCTTATTACGTTCAGCTTCATACTCTTTCTTATGACTAGCAAGAGTCTTGTCTGATAGGTCTAGAGATGCAGTAATCTCTTTCTTATGAGCCTTGATAGCCTCTAACTTAGCTAATAGTAATGCTTCCTCATCTTCTAGCAAGTCTAGGGATGACTTAGCACTCTCATGCTCATTAGCATTGTCTACCTGAAGTTGTTTGTAATACTCAAAGGCATTCTTCAACTCTTCTACCTGTTGTATTACAATGTTACGGTTGATATGCTTGGCAAAGCCAAAGTCCTCTTCATAGTAAGTAATGATTCTACCGTCAGCTTTACCCCAAAGGTAAACAAAGTTATCAGCATCAAAGTAGTACGCAATACCTTCCTCATCTTCAAACAGTAGCTCTGTAGTAGGAGCATTGAACGCTTCTAGAATCATTGGCTTGATTTCAGATACATTCTGTAGGAAATGCTTTTGAGCCTTCTCTAACGATGTAACATGTAGTAATAGCTTACGTTGTACGAACCTACCACCAGCATGAACTGTTACACTGTTATCTTGCTTAGGCTCTATTACCTCTAGCTCTTTAGGTTCATATGCTACCACATGACCATCAGGGGTTACTATACCTTTAGGCTTCACCTCTTCAGCTTTAGGCTTCTCTATAGCATAGATAGGGTACAATCTAGTAACCTCTAGCTTTACCTCATCTTGCCACAAATGCTTACTGAAGGTATTCTCCATTGCTGGAAGATACATATCCAAATCAGCTCTAGTTAACTCTCTATCATTCCTACCATCTCTACGAAGTCTTAGGGTTTCACCTGGTATTAGACACTTTAACTCTAGAGCTGTCTCACCTCCAGGTCTAACATGACGTACAACGTACCAATCATCCCACAACCTCTCTACATTAGTAGCTAGCTTCATAGTTCTTAGAGCCTTATCCATTAACTCAGCCATTTGCTCTTTAGCTTTAGTTAGCTCCCATTTAATAGCCTTCTCAGCCTCTTTGAATTCTGATACACCAGTTATCTCTTTCAACAACTCCTTATGGCTACAGATTTCTAAGTATTTGCTTCTCAATTTTTGTACCAATTCGTTACTGAACACTCCCATGCTCACAACCCCCTTTGCTCTAAAAGAAGGGAACAAGTCCCAAATCTTCTCCTTCCTACAAAACTGTTAGAAGGTGCTCCATCATCCTATAACATGTCTCTTGCAGGTGGGACGTTCCTATGGCTCGCTAGCTTTTTTCTTTACGTACTTC